CAGCGCAAGGACTTTCTGAGCCGGTCGCTCAACATCTACACGACCGCGCTGAACGCCTGGTTTGATTTGGCGAAGTTCAAGCAGTCCGACGCAAAGTACGACTGGACGCTGGAGCAGCTGGCGAAGCTGCCCATCAGCTGGTACGGCGGCTCGGACCTGTCCAGGATGCACGACCTGACCGCCGCCGCCCTGTGGGGCGTGTACGGCAGCGTGAAGATCTGCATCACCCACGGCTTCTTCCCCCGCACCGAGGCGGCGCGGAAGGCCGACGAGGACGACATACCGCTGTTCGGCTGGGAGGACGACGGCTGGCTGACCATCTGCAACACGCCGACGGTCAACTACGCCGACATCGTGGGCTGGTTCATCGACATGCGGGCCAGGGGCTTCAAGATCGCGGCGGTGGGCCACGACATGAAGTTCGCCGGGGAGGAGTACGTGCCGCTGATGAAGCGCGCGGGCTTCAACATCGTCAACCAGCCCCAGCTGTACATACTGAAGAGCCGGGGCTTCCGGCACATCGAAAAGGCCGCCAACGACGGCGAGCTGTACTATTTGCACTCAGACGCCTACGAGTACTGCGTGGCCAACGTCCACGCGGTGGAAAAGACCGACGACCTGATCCAGTACGGGAAGGACCCGGCGGAGCCGAAGCACCGCATCGACCTGTTCGACGCTTCGGTGTTCGCGGCGATCCGCTGCCTGGAGGAGACGGCCAAGGGCACTAAATCATGGAAGTGGTGAGAGAATTGAACCTGCTCCAAAGACTGCGCAACAAGCGGGACAAGCCCGACAGCTACGCCGCATTTTGGCTGGCCCACGACGGCGACGACTGCCTGCCGGGCTATACCCGACTGTCGGACAACCCGGAGATCCAGACCGCGTGCCTGCGCATCGCGGAGCTGATCGGCGGCATGACCATCCACCTGATGGAAAACACCGCCGAGGGGGATAAGCGCATCATCAACGAGCTGTCCCGGGCCATCGACATACAGCCCAACGGGACCATGACCCGCATGCAGTGGATGACCGCCATCGTGATGACGCTGCTGCTGAAGGGGAACAGCGTGGTGGTGCCCCACACCCACAAGGGCATCCTGCAGAGCATGGAGCCCATCGCCGCCGACCGGGTGGAATTCAGGGCCGTGGGCAACTCCCGCCGGGATTACCGGGTGATGATCGACGGGCAGCCGAGGAACCCGGAGGATGTGATGCACTTTGCCTACAATCCGGATCCCGCCTGGCCGTGGAAGGGCCGGGGCGCGACGGTGACGCTGAAAGAGATCGCCGGGAACCTGAAGCAGGCGGAGAAGACCAAGAAGGCCTTCCTGTCCAGCGAATGGAAGCCGTCGATCATCGTGAAGGTGGACAGCACGAACGGCATGTTCGCCCAGCCGGAGCAGCGGCAGAAGTTCCTGGAGAGTTACGTGAAGCCCCCGTACCAGGGCGCGCCGTGGCTGATCCCCGCCGACCAGATCCAGGTTGAGCAGGTGAAACCGCTGACGCTTTCGGACCTGGCCATCAAGGACACCGTGGAGATGGACAAGCGCACCGTGGCCGCCGTGTTCGGCGTGCCGCCCTACCTGCTGGGCGTGGGCGAGTTCCACCGGGACGAGTGGAACAGCTTCGTGCAGACCCGGGTGAAGACCATCGCGCTGATCATCCAGCAGGAGATGACCCGGACACTGCTGACCAGCCCGAAGTGGTATCTGGTGCTGAACTACTGGAGCCTGATCGACTACGACCTGAAGGCGGTCTCCGACGTGCTGCTGGCCGGCGCGGATCGCGGCTATGTGAACGGCGACGAGTGGCGCGACAGGATGCACATGGAGCCCGCAGGGCTGAAGGACTACAAGGTGCTGGAGAACTACATCCCATATGAGGACTCCGGCAACCAGAAGAAGCTGGTGCAGAATGATTGATTTGACACTGAGCTGCCCCCGGGCCAGCTATGACCGGGAAATGCGCATCAAGTGCAGTGCCGGCGACCTGTGCGGCCACCAGCGCTACAAGCCCTGCAAGGGCTGGTGCGTGCTGACGGAACAGGCGGGCAGTTGCCCGCTGCGAAAGGAAGATGACCATGGAGCGAGCAATGAGGCAGCTGCGGACAGTGGCGACACAGTTCGCAACGCGCGAAGACGGCGACGCGCCGCACATTGAGGGCTACTTCGCCGTATTCAATTCTATTTACGAAATCGCGCCGGGCATGAGCGAGAGCATCGCGCCGGGCGCTTTTTCCCAGACCCTGGCGGGTGACGTCCGGGCACTGGTGAACCACGACACGACCCTGGTGCTCGGCAGGACCAAGGCGCACACGCTGCGGCTGACCGAGGACGAGCGCGGCCTGTGGGGCGACGTCGAGATCAATCCGAAAGATCGTTCGGCCATGGACCTCTATGAGCGCGTGAAGCGGGGCGACGTGGACCAGTGCTCCTTTGGCTTTGAGATCGTCAAGGAGGACACCGAGGTCCGAGACGACGGCTCGATCCACTGGACCATCCGGGAGGTCAAACTGTACGAGGTGTCTGCGTGCACCTTCCCGGCCTATGAGGCCACGAACATCTCCGCGCGGGAGCGGGAGCGCGACCACATCATGGCGCGCAGCCTGGAGGCGTGGAAGAACACCATGAGCGCCCGGCTTCGCCGGGCTGAGCCCGGAGCGAACTGATCGTTCGCCGGGCGAAACCCGCGCTTGCCGCAGGCAGTAGCGCGGGGCGACGAAGAAAGAGAGGATCAACCATGGCACTTAAAGCGCTGCTGCTGAAGAAGCAGATCGACAACAAGCGCAAGGCTCTGAACGAGCTGCTGGAGAAGCGCAAGGCCCACGAGGCCCGCGAGGCCGAGCTGACCAAGGCCATCGAAGAGGTGGAGACCGAGGAGCAGCGGAGCGAGGTGGAGGGCATGGTCACCGAGTTCGAGTCTGAACGCGACGCGAACGAGACCGCCATCGCCGACCTGGAGGGCGAGATCGCCAAACTGGAGAGCGACCTGGAGGCCGAGGAGGCCAAGCAGAACACCGAGCCGCCCGCCGGCACCGAAGGCACCAACGACCCGCAGACGCCTGCGGATAACAACGAACGGAGGAACAAGAAGATGCTGAACCGCACCCAGATCCCCGGCATGACCCTGCGCGACAGGATCGCCGACATCACCACCCGCGACGAGGTGAAAGACTACCTGGCCGAGGTCCGCACCGCCATGAAGGAGAAGCGGGCCCTGACCAACATCGGCGTGACCATCCCCGAGGTCATGCTGGGCCTGATCCGCGAGAACATCACCGAGTATTCCCGCCTGTACCGCCACGTGACCGTGCGCCCCGTGGGCGGCACCGCCAAGCAGAACATCATGGGCCCCGTGCCGGAGGCCATCTGGACCGACTGCTGCGCCAACCTGAACGAGCTGTCCCTGGCCTTCTATCAGCTGACCATGGACTGCCACAAGGTGGGCGGTTACTTCGCGGTCTGCAACGCCACCATCGAGGACAGCGACGTCAACCTGGCCACCGAGCTGCTGAGCGCCATCGGCCAGGCCATCGGCATCGCGCTGGACCACGCCATACTGTATGGCCGCAACGCCAGCGGCACCATGAACATGCCCCAGGGCATCGTGAGCCGACTGGTGCAGACAGAGGAGCCCGCGACCTATCCCGCCGTGGCCAGGCCCTGGGCTGACCTGCACACCAGCAACGTGATCAGCATCACCGCGGCCAACAGCACCGGCGTGAAGCTGTTCCAGAGCCTGATGACGGCCATGGCTGCCGCGAAGCACAAGTATGGCACCGGCGGCCTGGTGCACGTGATGAATGAGACCACCCACACCAAGCTGAAGGCCGAGGCCATGAGCATCAACGCCGCCGGCGCGGTGGTCAGCGGACTGGACGGCACCATGCCCGTGATCGGCGGCGCCATCGTGGAGCTGTCCTTCATCCCGGACAACGTGATCATCAGCGGATACTTCGACCTGTACATCCTGGCCGAGCGCGCCGGCAATAAGTTCGCGTCCAGCGAGCACGTGCGCTTCCTGCAGGACCAGACCGTGTACAAGGGCACCGCCCGCTATGACGGCGACCTGGCCATCGCCGAGGCCTTCGTGGCCATCGGCATCAGCGGCGCGACGCCCACGGCGACGAGCACCTTCCCGACCGACACGGCCAACTGATGGGGCCCGCTGCGGCGGGGACCTCATCCGGCCCGGCCCAGCTGAAAACAGTTTACTGGACTGTTTTCCGGGCGCTACGGCCTCCCCAGAGGGGAAGGCAATCTGAGAGGATGGTGAGCGGATGGAAACGCTGCTGAACATGCTTAAAGTCGACCTGGGCATCCGCCAGACCACGGCTTACGACGCGCGGCTGGACCAGCTGCTCACCGCCGCCCAGGCAGCCATCGCCCGGGAGGGCGTGGGCAGCCTGGACATCGAAAACCCGGAGGACGCCCAGCTGGTGGTGATGTACGCCGCATGGCTGTGGCGGCGCCGGGACGAGATGACCGGCATGCCCCGGATGCTGCGCCTGGCGCTGAACAACCGCGCGTTCTCGGAGGTGGCGACACATGGCGAGGGATGACGTCATCTACCTGATCAAAGGCTCGGAGAGCGCCCACGGCGTGCACACGCAGGTGGAGCAGACCGAGCGGGAGGTGTTCTGCCGGGTGAGATCCGTGGGCCGTTCCGAGTTCTACACTGCGCTGAACGCGGGGATGCAGCCTGAGTACGTGTTCGTGGTCTCCGTGGCCGACGAGTACGAGGGCGAGCGGAAGCTGCGCTACCGGGACAGGATCCTGGACGTGGTGCGGACCTATGAACCGGACGACGGGAGCATCGAGATCACCGCAGGAAGGAGCGACGACGGATGAACCGCATCGACCAGCTGATCGACCGGCTGAACGCCATCGAGGGCCTGGCCTTCACCCGGGACGCCTGGGAGAACAAGGCCCCGGACGACTACGGCGTGGTGGAGCTGACCGGCCAGTCGGAGGCCGTATGGGCCGACGACGCAATGGCGGAGCAGGCGTTCACACTGCGGATCACCCTGTACGTGCGGGACGGCGGGGAGCAATGGCTGGGCCTGGTGCAACAGGCCATGGCCGACTGCGACCTGGTGTACGGCCTGCCGGAGCGCGGCTTCCTGTACGACATCAACAAGGTGGAATGGCGGTGGACGGCGCGGCTGTACGGCCCCCTGGAGGGTGAGGACAATGGCACGGCTGACGATTGACTACGGCGGCTTCGGCAAGATCGA